GCGTTCTTCGTTTGGGCGGGATAGGACCCGCCGATGAAGTCTTCAAGCAACATTAGTTTTGTAAGTTATAAATGCTCAAGTTTCGCACCCGCCGTAATGCCGGGTCCAGGGAAACTACCATCGGCGGGGTAACATATGTCACCACGCGGTCAAACAACTCTCTCGCCATATCTACCACGTCTGCCCGAGCCGCCAATCCAAAGTCCGGGGCCACCCTAACTGCAAGGTTGTAGATAATCATTTCATCATACGCCGGGGCGAACTCGTAGTCAGTCGTTAAATCGTCCGAGAGCAACAGAATTTCCTCGAACGGCTTTTGTGAACCGAGTTCAAGTTGGTAGCTACTTAGCGTCGGACGTAAATACAAATGAATCCGACCAAGTGGCATAGCTGGTTCATACCACAAGTAGCTTGGCAACCCGCTGTTGATCGCCCGATCACCAAAGGATAAAAACTGATCTTCAGTAATGATATTGACGGGATAAAAGAGATTGTTCACGTCTTTGATCGACGCATTTAAGATACTAGTCGGACGCACCGTGTTAAAATCTCCCGAAGGCCCAATCGTGTAATCTCCAGTGTTCGTGACGAGTGGAAAGGTCTCACTCTCCGTGACTAGGACCGACACATTTCGGATAGACCACGACCGCAACATCAAGTTCAGCGCCAACTTCGCGTCCTGGGACATCTCGGCGGTCGGAGTTTCTCCCGTTCCCAGAATCCCCAATTTCTTGAACGCCCCATTAATGACCTGTTGAATTGTCATTGCCACCCATTCGTTGAAATTATGAGGTACAGAAGTACCTCCCACTACTGCCCTCGGGCATACCGCCCATCCCTGACCGGCAGCCCTACACCACCCCACTGTGACTTAGATTAGCTCGAAGAGTCTACGATTAACCCCTTCGCCGCTAGTGCGGCAAGCAAACTAATCAAAGCCGCATTCGCACCAGCACTTCCAGTCACCGTCTGTTTCGCAACAGGCGTTGCGCCGTGGAAAGCAATCGGATCAGAAGCACTCTGACCAAGCACATTCCCGTCAGCCGTTGCCGGATTCTGGTAGCCTTTGTTACTTGTGGATGTTGAATCAACTGGCATGTTACATTCCTCCCTTCTCAGAGATTTGTGTTGATCGGCAGCGCTCTCGTGGCAACACCTTTGCCGAGTGTTCCATCCGAACGCCGCCGATCAAATTAATTGCTCGGATTAGGTATTGCCCAAGATGCGGCAAGCCAGATCCGGGTACGTCGCTTTCCAGCCGTACATGGTATCGAGACGGACGATCTCGCGGTAGTTCACGACATCGAACGCCTTCACCATCGTCAAGCTGATTCCCTGGTACTCCACCGACTCGCTCCAAGACGCCCCATCAGGAGCCTGGAACGGCACGGAGACCAGCGCGAACGCATTCCGCTGGAACGCGAGGTTGGCATCGTGGCTACCAACGAGCGTCACCACGTCCGACCCAGTGGTCGGAAGGGCCGTCACGTTCTGGTACGCACCGGACGCCGAAGATTTCAACGCCGGAGAGATCGGCACAGACGTTGCAGTCGTCACGCTGGTCGTGGCGGTCACAACAAATTGAGCCGCATAGCCCAGGTCTTGCCGGTTGACAGGGTTCACCGCGTTGCAAACCGCAAAGGAGATGATATCCCCTTCAACCAGCGTCCCAGGAGTTCCCGCCGTCAGACTGACCGACGTGGCCCCTTCCGCAGGATTCGACGCAAGCGTGAGCGTCAGCGCGGTGCCTTTGGTGTGCCGACGGATGTTCTGGCCCTCATAGAGGTCCAAACCAGCCAAGCGGCCAACCGAGGCTTCCTTGGTGATGTCTTCCACCAACGAGGGCTGGAACACACCCGCCGTCAGGGACTTGAGCAACTGAGTCGAGGCCCGAGGAGTCAGACCCGCGAACCGGTCGTTCTGCATGACCGAGAACTCAGTCAGCTTTTGTTTGGTGTCCAACATGGCGTCGAAATCAACTTCCCCGCCAGCCGTACCCGACGCATTATACACCGCTTTGTACAAGTCCGACCCGTCGAAGTCGATCTTGTTCGCCAGGGCAATCGCCGCAGGCTTGATGTACCGCTCGGAATACTCGTCAATCGAGAGGGTCAGAGACTTCATGTCGAAGTTCCAGCCCACATGCTCGTGCTCGCTGATGACGATGGTATCCGACTCTTCCGTGACATCCTGCATGGACAGCACAGGCCCAGAAGTCGTGACAAACTTCACGGGTTTCCGATACGAGATCGTCTGACCGACCTTGACACCGAAATCGTTCTTAAACTGCTTGTTCGCCAAGCGAGCAAGCACCAAATTGTTGACCACCTGGATCGCCGCTTCCTTGGCGATGATCGCAGGCGTTAGGATCGTATTAGGCACTGAGAATCCTCCTTATCGCGCCCTTCTCCCTTTCCACTGTAACGCGGGCGCTCTCGCCGCTGCGTAATCATCCATCGTGCCTTTTGACGCGATGGTTGCCAGGTCCTTCTCCGGGGTTGCATTCGTCCCTGAGAGGTTCTGGAGTGGAGCCGGAGTCGATGAGATCACCTTTGGTTGGGGAGGCGTTAGCCGCTCCTCCAACCGCCCAACTTCTAACGCGACCTCAAACGGAGACAAGGTATTCAACCGGTTCGTGACATCGGGGTTCTTCGCCAAGTAGTACGCCAACTGCGGGCCTTTGGTCGAATAATAGATCGCTTCAATCACCGCCGCCGTCTGTCTAAACGACGGGCTGGTAATCACCGCTTCAAAGTCCGGCGTGGTTTTCTTAAACTCGTCCGCCGCCGTCTTGAACTTGGTCTGCCGATCTTGCTGAGTGGTCGCTTGCTGCGACTGGGCTTGCACGGCTTTGACGGCTTCCTTGACCTGATAATCAGCCAATGCCTTCATGTAGTCCGTGTAATCCGTGAAACTCTCCAACGACGGGGGGCCTTGCGGCTCTACAGTCGTTGGGGCAGCAGTCGCCGCCGGTTGGGGTGCTGCCGACGCTCGTTCGAGGGCCACTTGCTTATAGAACTCGGCGTCTCGTCTGGCGTTCTCAGCCTCTCTCTTGGCGTCTTCCCGCTGTGCAGTCAACTCCCCAAAGCGTTTGGTCGCCCACTCAGGCGTCCCTTCTGTCGGTTCTTGTACCGCTGCTGGTTGAACAACTCCGTCTTGTACAATAACTGGTTCCGTTTGTGGTGCGCCTTGCCCGGAAGTGGCCTGGCCTTCCTGATTTACGGCCTTAATCCCGCCCTCGGCGGTGGTGGTGGTCTGGGTCTCCACTGTGTTAGCATCTCCCCATGGTGTAACGCCTCGATTCGGTCGAGTGCCGTTTGGTGTTTGTTACCTGGGCGAACCTTTTCTCGGACTGTACTTTCCGTAGCTCAACGGATCAATGGTGGGGTTCGGTTCGGGTTTCCGATCCGCGCCCGCGCCTTTGGGACGAACCACGCTCTGCTTGACTTCCTTGCTCACTTCGGGTTGCGAAGCATCGGTGTGAATCTTTTCCATTTACTCACCCCCCTTCTGTTCTGGTTTGAGAAGTTCCAACAGGATGTCGAGAACTTCCTTACGAGTCTCCGCGCCCTCTTTCTTGAGGTTAATCGAATCACGGAGGGCCTTAATCTTCTCACGCTGTACGCGAAGTTCTGCAATCTCCGCTTTAGACTTCGACACGATCTCTTCCGTAGACGGAGGAATCGTGCTCGGGTCAATATCCTTGAGGTACTGCGGAGGAATCGTGCGCTTGAGGCGCTCTGCGATTTCATCCGCCAACTCCCAGTCCTGCGACTTCGCCGCCAAATCCTGAATGAGTGGCGCAGCCTGCGGAAACGCTTGGGCAAACTTGATGATGCCGTCAGCCGTCTCCTGGCGCATCGTACTGAACGACGGCCCGGTATCAATGACGATCCCATACCGACCAAGACTCAAATCGTTGATGATAATTGAGTCACCAGACTTTTCATCTCGACCTGGGGTATTCACGTCAATCAGTTCTTCATCATCATTTTGATGCCGGATAAACAGCGACCGGCTCGTATCGTACACCCGAGGAATCATATCCATCAAGATTCGACCCGTCAGGCGCAAGCTTCGCGTCAAATTATCGGGGTACGAGAAGTTGCCGACGTCCCCCTCAACCTTCCGGGCGTCAATCGCCTTCCCAGTGCGTTCATTCCCAGACAGCCCCATATTGGCGTCTGGAAGTCCCATCGTCGATTTGAGGTCTTCAAGGGCTTGCGTTGCGCCCTGAAACATCCCAGGAGACGCTTGGGGTGGAGTCTGCCGTTGAGGGCCATTAGGAAAGTTCGGGTCTGGATTGAATCGCAGCACCGCGATGTTCTTCTTATGGGCGTCTTTCCACTCAGCTTCTAACCCCTCAAACTGTCGAACAGTCCCCAACCACGGCGACTTCGGCTGGAGGGCCACGAACTCGGTTTCTGCCGACCGCCAGTAGTTATACATGCGCTGTGAATCGGCGGCGTTCCGCACCATCCCTCTGATGTATCGCTTGCCGTCTACCACCGTCATCTTGCCGTACACCGGCACGATGGGGATATACTGACTCGGAAACTCTTCTGGTCCTTCCAGCTTCCCAGACCCACAGATAATGTACCGGCGCACACGATGTTTCGTCACCGAACGCTCAGAGACAATCGTGACGGGTTTATACGGAGCCCCATCAAGAGACCCAATCAAACCCTTCGCTTTTTCCTGCTCGGCACGCTCTCTCGCTTCCTTCTCTTCCAGAACGACCCCATCCTCGAACTGCGCGATCTTCGTCTGGACCGCCTCTCTCAACCAGTATTCTGCGATCTGAATGCGATCCTTCTCAAACCACCCGTCGGTGTCCCCTCGCCCGGTTTCAGGCAACGACAACGCAGAAGCGTCTGGATACCGAGATGAAAATTCATCCCGCGAGATCCATTCGGTGACGAAGCACCATTCCGCAAACGTCTT